GTTTTAAAGGAGAAAAAGAAAAGTGGAAGGTAAGCAAATAAAATTATCTCCGAAAAAGAATGGCTATGGTAATGTAACAAGCTATTCTATAAACATAGGTGTTAACGAAGCTCGACAGTGTGGCTTTATAAATGACGATGGCACTATGTTGTCTATTGAAAAAGTACTTGATTATGAAAACAAGCAAATAATTATTAAGTTAGCAGAATAGAACACATGTAATTAAACCAGGCTTAATCTGCCTGGTTCTTTATTTTTTGTATAGGTACCAAGTATTGCTTTTAATTTCATACTTTAATTCATAAATAGAGCTGCCTCTGTATTGGCACATAAATATCAGATTGTTGTTTCCAAAGTTCTTGTCTTCATATATCTTCAATATTTTTTCAACCATGACCGGCTCATCTTCATACCAAAATTTCACCGGCTCGATTTTTCCATCTTTATTGAAAATGGCCATAACTTTTATTGGTTCATTTATAATTTTCATAATATCACCTGCAATAATAATATCATGTTTTTAGAAAAATACTAGATTTATTTGAGCCTTTTAAATGGGTTTAAACGAAAGATATTTCGTTTGTAAAGTGTTTTACACCTGATGAAAATTCATGATTTCACTAATATTTGAATTGAAAATTACATATTTTTTAAATGTCATTAATGTAAGTATAGAAGAGCTGTCATTAGACAGCTCTAAAATTATATCGTCAAAAAAACGTCAAAAATTTATTTCTTTTATTTTGTAAATTAATGAATGATATCCTTTTAAATTTCAATGCTAAATCATTAATTGACTTCATTTTTCAATAAGTTTACATTTTTGTGTGTAAGCATTGAAATTCAAATGCATATGTGGTATAAAGGAAAAAAAGGCTAACTTTCCGTTGATATCAAGCAGTTTGATGATACACCGTCAAAAATTCGTCAAAAATAAAATTAAAAAATGTAATTGACTGCTTTTTTAGCATTTTCCATCATGTCTCCTGTAAAATGCGAATATGTGTCAATTACTACTTGAACTGTATCACCAATAAGTTCAGCAACGGTTTTAAAATCAACTCCATTACCAACTAACCTAGAAGCATAGGTATGACGTAAGTCATGAATTGATATTTTATAACCTACTTTATTAAAGTTGTATCTCATTGTAGTTTTGGCATTTGCAGTTGTACCAAAAGGAAATATTCTGCTACTTATGCTGATAGGATGTTCATCTTTATATTTTTTTATTGCTTCGTTGGTAGCATCAGATAGTGGAATAGTTCTCACAGAATTAGGAGTTTTAACTTTTCCAAATCCATAATCTTTGTTTTTATTAGTAACCTTCCATTGTCTATAAACCTTTAATTCAGATTTTTGATAATTATGACAATCCCAAGTAAGACCAACAATCTCACCAATTCGCAAACCTGCAGTTGATGCAATAATCGAAATCATTTTTAAATCATCTCTTTCAATTTTAGAAATCAGATCCTGAAGCTCATCAGCATTAAGTGCTTTAATATTTGCAGTTCTGTTTTTCTTTTCCTTATCCTTAGGTACCTTAATAGAGCAAGCCGGATTAACTCTAATTATTTTATGTGGCTCAACAGCATAATCAAGTACAATTTTTAATTTTGAAACATAACCATTTATTGTACGACTTTTCAAACCTTTCTTCACCATATTGTCAATACATTCCTGAATCTCAAGAGAAGTAATATCAGCAATGACTTTTTTATTTAGCTTGGCAAAGTGCACCATGCCTTCATCATATGTGAGTATAGTACCAGCCTCTAAATATAACTCAAAATGCTTTATAGCCATATTATACAACTCTTCAAGTGTAGTGCCTTCCATTTCGATGTCAATATCTGCTTCAAATGATTCTTTTAAATTATCAACAGTACTCTGCGCCCAAGTCTTAGCATCACCTTTCTTTTTAAATCCTTGTTTTGATTTCTGCTTCCATGCATTGTTTTTCTTATAGCTTATAATCGCCTGTATACCGCCATCCTTATCCCTATAAGTAATATTATAGTCCATTATTTTAATTCCTCCTTTGTTTTTGGGTATAAAAAATAATCCTTGCATGCAGAAAGGATTATGCAGTATAATATAGATGTTCGAATGCATAAGCCCTTTGTGGCAAGTGTATCTCATAGTACCTGGTGCGCTAACACTGGGTGCTATTTTTATTTTTTATTAATTTACATAATAGATTTTGCTCTTTCAATTAATGCTGAAGACAATTTATAAATATCATCAACTGTATCTATTGAATATTTAATGCCTTCTTTTGATTCGTTTGGAATAACGATATAATTACCGCTTTCTCTAAAACAAATTCTGCAAAGCCAACGAGTAACCTTATTATCTATTAATATCCCAAAATAAGATTGAGTATCTTTGTAAAACAGTCTTGATGGACTAATTATTTCTCTTAGAATAGATTTAACTATATAAAAAGATTCAAGTTCATCATGTGTGGTGTTTATTTTATTTATATTAGCTTCATCAGTCTCAAGCGTTTCCTCAGCTGAATCTGGCACAATTTCTTCATTTTCAGAAGCATCACTTTTTAAAGCGGTTTGTATTTTATCATTAACTAAATCATTAATATAATCAATCAGTGATTTCTTTAATATAGGCTTATACCTATCAACAATATTTTGTGTTTTTACGCCATCATATACTCCACTACCTAAAATTAGTCTAACAAATTCATCAGATGGATTTGAAAATTCTTCTTTAAGTACATTTCTCATAAGTCCTATATATTTTAATTCAGATGCCGTATCAATTATTTGATTCAAATCGAAATTATCTTTATGGAACTTTTTTAATTCAGGTATTTGTGCGTCCTTTAAATCTAACATATTAATTTCAAGAAATGGCTTTTCATCCATTTTATTAGGTTCATCTAAATCTGTATAAAACCTATAAACAACACCATTAGTTAAGATAGCAAACTTGGCTTTGGTGGTTCCAAAGTACCTAAAAAGCTGCGAATCATGTTTGGTCAGTTCTTCTTTTATAGATTTGCATTCAATAAGTATAACCGGCTCTTTATTATTAAGAATAGCGTAATCTACTTTTTCCCCTTTTTTTATACCCACATCAGCAGTAAATTCAGGAACAAATTCTGATGGGTTAAACACATCATACCCTAGTGTTTGGAAAAAAGGCATAATGATTGAAGTTTTTGTAGCTTCTTCTGTTTCAATTCCACCCATGATAGATTTAGTTCTTTTAGAAAAACTTTTAATCTGTTCTTCAAAGTTCATAATATTCCCTCCCTAGTTTTTTATTCTTTGTAATTATATTTACACACAGTCAGCGGATTAAAATAAATACAATAATTACCCACCTCTGCATATAATCCATACTTATTTTGATAATGAAATAATGCATCCTTTAAAAACATTTCAGTAACGTCCAAATATTCTGCTAATTCATATAAGTTTGTACATCCAGAGAATGAAGCTTTTATTAAGCTTTTAAGAGGGATTAGCTTTTCAAACGACCATTTCCTAGCTTGTCTCTCTTGCTTGCGATTGCAAACGCTTTTTAGGTCTACAATATTACCTATTGATGTGTAGTGGTGTTCCAGCTCTTCACACAGGATGCATTTCTTTTCGGTAGTGGTTTCTATATCGTTTCTTATTGCGATAGTGCTATCCGCATACATCCCTTTATTGTTGCCATGAAAAGTAAACTCGATTACTTCAATATTGTTATCTTCTGCTTCCTGAAGCAGCTCTTCATACGCCGTCATGGTTTGTCCTCCCCCGAGAAGTTACTTGTTTTTATTCCTTTTACTTAATACGTATTTTTTAAAGTTTTCTATATCTTCCAATTCTTCTTCTGTCCATTCATCTCCATCGTGGTGTGCTGCTATGGTTTGGATCTCATTATCATTAAAATAATTATTTGAGTTAGCCATTTGTTCTAATTGTTCAACAGTTATTCCAAGCGCCTCACATATTTTTAAGATATTTAAAAATCCTGCTTTGCTTACTCCTCTGTTTAATATATTAACTAAGGTAGTATATGGAATTCCAGCATGAGAAGCAAATTCTTTTAAATTGAATCCTTTATCTTGTATTAATTTTTTTAAAATAAGTGCTCTTTCCATTTCCGATTTTAACTCCTTAATACCGATTTATGTATTTATATTACCATATTATGTATTGTTTGTAAATACCCAATTTGATATTTTACACAAAATAATGGTTGACAAGTACCAAATTGGGTAATATACTGTTATTAAAGAAAACCCAATTGGGTATTGAAAGGAGGAACCAATATTGGATACAAAAGAAAAAGTGATATTTGATAACTCAAATCTTAATGCAGAAATAGCACGCAAGGGTTTATTAAAGAGAGATATAGCATCAAAATGTGGTATATCACTAACATCTTTTTACGAAAAGTTAAACGGTAGAAGGGATTGGACTTATCCAGAAGTCATTGCAATATGGTGCAAGTTTTTTCCAGAGCAAAAAATAGATTATCTGTTCACTTATAAACAGATAGATAATTCTAAATACAAAAACTAAGGAGGTTTTATAAGTGACACAATTACTAACTCAACAAGACCTGGCAGATCGTTGGCAAGTAGAAGTAAGAACTATAGAAAATTATCGTAAAAGTGGAATTATTCAACCTGTTAAAGGTATACCAACAATCAGATTTACGGAACAGCACATCCTAGAACTTGAAGGCTTAAAACTTGATAAAATGTCACCTATTGAACGAAGGAGACTTGAGCGAGAAATAAACGAATTAAAGTGTGAAGTTGAAAAATTAAATTTAGAAAAAGAACAGCTAAAAGGCATAATTGCGAATGTTTTAGCTGAAACCTCGCAGGTTTTTAATTTGAAGAGGGAGGCAAGTTAGATGCTTGAACAACACAGAATTAATGTTACACAAAAGTTCGAAAAGGAAAATCCAGGTTACAAACTTTTAACCGAAGGCGATTCATTCTTTGTAGAAATTGATTTCAACAAGGTTGAGGGATTTGATAAATTATCAGAACCGGCTAAAAAGTTATTCCAGCATATGTATAAAAGACATAATGCAGCTCAGGGGTTAGATTATAAAATTCGTTGGTTACCTAAAAGAGTTAAGGAACATAAAACACATCTAGAAGTACATTTTACCGGCAAGGACTGGTTACACTGGTGCCCTAATGGAGAGTGGTACTAGTGTCAAATAAAATACAGATGTATAGAGACCAATTCCTGATGATTAAGGATTGCAAAGACTCAAAAGTTAAAAATAGACAACTTGGAAGATTAATGACTGAAATGGAAAGTGAATTTAATATTCCAGGAATGAGAGATGAATCGTATAACAAAACTAACCAAGTTGTAATGGCTTTATATCAAGACATTAGCAATGAAAGAGTATTTTAAGGAGGTGAGTAAGTGGAAGAAAAAATATTAAATGAACTTCAGAAAATAAAAAAAGAGCTCCAAGGTATTCGCAGTATCTTAGAGCCAAACGATGTATATCAAGTTTCAAATAATATTCATAGCATGTTATCAACTTACTTTAAAAATGAAGCTTTCGAAAGAGATGTAGTAATATTAAGAGATAAATGTCTGAGTATATTGTCCACAACTCTTATCGAGGAAGCAAAGGTTCCAAAGTATACGGATATAGTAATTGATTGTTTGAGAGTGACAAGAAATATTAAGAGAATAGTCAAAAACCATATTTTAGATAATGAAATTGGAACTCTTGCGAAATTAATTAATAAGTTGTCAACAATGATTCATTCTGATCTCACAGAAGATGAAGCAATTCTAATAAACAACTTATTAGATAGCATTAGATCAATGGCTGTGTGAAATATTGCCATTCGGTAATATCAGATGGGACATCATCAATTTGACAATCAAGCACATCCCACTCAAAACAGCCCGTTGAATGACAATAAACATCACTTGCAGCAGCCTCAGCAGAAATATATTGACCATATACAATATCTTTAATTATTAATAAATAATTACTTTGATGTCTTTGAATTTTAAACAGACCTATAGGACTTTCGTAAACATACATGGTTGTACCTCTAAGGTTAGTTAAGATATAGGGTTAAAATTAATGTTTTTTCTTTCAACTGTAAATTGTTGTCTAATTCTTTCATAAGTTTCTTTGTATTTTATGACAAGGTCCTCTGGAGAAAATGAGCTTAAATCTTGATTTTGCAAATACAACATAGTTAAAGCTTCAAATTTGCTACTTGGGAATGTATCTAGTACTACTTTATCATTTGACATCATAATCACCTCCTTTGAGGATGATTATAACACAAAAGTAAAAATTTGTAAAAAGGAAGGAGAATTTTAAGTGAAAAAACTGAAAATAGAAAGATTAGTATTCCTGGTATGCTTGATAATTTGCTTTATTGCACTGATTATAAGCGGTTTTGAAGTGGAAGCACTGGAAGAAAATATTAAGGAATTAGAGTGTCAAAATAAGAGCCAAGCTGCTCAGTTAAAAGATAAGGATCTACAGATTCAAATACTAGACATGCTTTTAAATATGCAGGATGACATTATCAGCAATTACATAGTTGAAGAACAATCTTATGAAGAAATTAATGCCGGCGATTATACACTAACAGCATATTGCGGATGTGAAAAGTGTTGTGGTGAATGGGCTTTAAACAGGCCCAACGGAATTGTGTATGGAGCAGCTGGGATAGAACTTCAAGAAGGAGTTTCTGTTGCATCTCCTTTGCCGTTTGGAACAAGGTTGCTTATAAATAACCAGGAATATAAAGTGCAAGACAGGACCGCACAATGGATTGGAGAAAAATATGATGACAAAATTATTGACATTTACTTTGATAATCATTCTGATGCAGAGGCATTTGGTAAGCAGATAGCAGACGTATATATATTGGAGGATAACCATGGCAAGAGTATTTGAACCAACTACATGTGAAAGAACAATTAGTCCGGTTTTAAGGACCATGACAGTTGGACAGGCTTCACACATTTTTAATAAAGCTGGAATAGCAATAGAGGTAAATGAAGGAAGGGAAGTGAAGTTTGTTGAAGGTGGAAAGGAGAAATGCTCAAAATGATATTACGAAATGAGGTAGAGAAATTTGCAAAAGTTATTAATTGACATATTTGCCGGCGGTGGAGGGGCTTCCCAAGGGATAGAAGATGCTACAGGAAGAAATATTGATTATGCTGTTAATCATGATCCTGATGCAATACTTATGCACAAAACGAATCATCCTAATACGGTACACTTGCAAGAAAACATATGGGATGTAAACCCATTGGAAGTTACAAAAGGCAGACCAGTTGGACTGCTCTGGGCATCACCGGATTGTAAACACTTTAGTAAAGCCAAAGGCGATAAACCTAAGGATAATAATATAAGAATGTTGCCATACAGCATTATAAAATGGGCACGACTTGTAAGACCGGATGTGATAATTGCTGAAAATGTTGAAGAAATTCAGACATGGGGACCACTTAACAAAAAAGGCCGGCCAATAGATAAAAGAAAAGGAGAGACCTTTGGCAAATTTATAAGAAAGCTCAGAAAGCTATATTACAAAGTGGAATGGCGTGAACTTGTAGCAGCTGACTATGGAGCTCCTACCACACGTAAACGGTGGTATATGATTGCAAGGTGTGACGGTAATCCAATCGTTTGGCCTGAGCCAACACATTCGAAAAATGGTCAGGACGGATTAAAAAAATGGGTTCCGGTATCAACCTGTTTGGACTTCTCAGACTTAGGAAAATCAATATTCGGTAGAAAGAAACCTTTAGCCAAAAACACCATGAATCGTATAGGAAAGGGAATTGATAAGTTTGTATTCAATAATCCTGAGCCGTTTATTGTACAGGTAAACCATACAGGTGAAAACTTCAGGGGTCAATCCATACATGAGCCTATGCCCACAATAACACAAAAACATGGCTTTGGAATTGTTTCTCCTGTAATGGTTCAAATAGGACAGACAGGTTTTTCAAAAGACAGGTCAAGAGACTTGGATAGTCCGTTAAGTACCATAGTTACAAAACAAGAGCATTGTTTAGTATCTCCTATATTGATTCAATATCACTCAGAAACAACAAAAGACAGCGTAAGAGGTCAGACAGTTAATGATCCTATCATGACTATTGATTCAAGCCCAAGATATGCATTAGCAAGCTGTTTTCTAACTAAGTTTTATAAAAGCGGTATAGGACAATCTGTAGATGAGCCAATGCATACAATAACAACTTCACCAGGTCATTTTGGAGAAGTGAAAATACTTATGGTAGATAAAAAGAAAGTTAACAATACCCTTTCAATTAAGGATCAAAACGAAAGAAATGAGTTTATCCAAAAATGCAACTGGGTGTCATCCTTCATAATTGAATACTATGGTAGCGGTACCGGACAGATATTAACCGATCCATTGCATACAGTAGTCACAAAGGACAGATTTGCACTGGTTACTGTTTACGGTATTGATTACATAATTGTAGACATAACATTAAGAATGTTGAAACCAAGGGAGCTTTTCAGAGCACAGGGATTTCCTGAAAGCTACATAATTGACAGGGATTATGCCGGAAAATATTACCCTATTTCAAAGCAGGTT